AAAACCCGCCTTTATTTAAGAAACTGTTTGCTGGCTCGACTGTTGAGTCTGCTGCTTTTGAAGCTGTCGCTGCCAAAACAAAGGCAGAAGAGGACCGAGCGCAACTCAAGCAGTACATACAGTACAGCTACGGTCAATCTAAGTGGGATGAGCTTGTCCGAATGGAAGGCAAGATACGCAAGGAACGACAAGAGACAATTTACAAACAGAGAGAAATCAGACGCAAGTTTGTCGAGGTGATCATCATCATCTTGTCAATGATTACAGGCGTTGGATTGATTGTCTTGTTTGCACTTTGGTTAAGGAGTTTGAACCAATGACAGTAGAAAGCGTTGCAAGGAAGATGTTGGAGTTACGCATCCTGCCAAGGTTCATGATGCTCTGCATGACAGGTGTTTATGTTCGCTGCATCGAATGGGCGTTATCTCAGCCTGATCTTACAACACAGCAAGCCAGCCTCATCAGCGTTGTAACTGGTGCCATGACGGGATCACTGGCTGTCTGGCTGAACTCGGAGAAACACTGATGTTACAGGCATTGATTGGTCCTGTTGGCTCGTTAGTGGGGACGTGGCTTGAAGGAAAGGTTGAGACAAAGAAAGCTGAGACTGTGGCGAAGGTTGCAACGGCGAAGGCTGAAGCAACGATTATGGAAAAGAAGGCCACTGGCGAGATTGACTGGGACTTAGAGATTGCCAGAGGCAAAGCAAATAGCTGGGCTGACGAATGGCTTGTGCTGCTGTTTAGCATTCCAATGGTACTGGCTTTTTGTGGTGAGTGGGGCCGCACCATTGTAGCTGAGGGCTTTGCTGCTTTGGAGTCTATGCCTGATTGGTATCAGTACACATTGGGTGTGATTGTAGCTGCCAGCTTTGGCGTTAGATCAGCTACCAAATTCTTTGGGGGTAAGAAATGAATATAGCAAAGCTGCGTGTAGATCTTGAGTTAGATGAAGGCATCAAGCATGAGGTGTATTTAGATCATCTCCATCTAAAGACCGTCGGTATCGGTCACCTTTGCCGTGAGGACGAGCCTGAGTTCGATATGGAGGTAGGCACGCCTGTATCTGATGAGCGGGTGCAAGAGTTGTTTGAGCGTGACCTTGATGCTGTGCGTCTGGATTGCGTCAAGTTATACCCTGGATTTGATACGTTACCTGAAGATGCTAAGCTCGTTATAGCAAACATGATGTTTAATCTTGGTTTGCCAAGGTTGTCTAAGTTTAAGATGATGAAAGCTGCTGTAGATGCTGGCGATTGGGAAGAAGCGGCTAACCAGATGGAAGATTCCAAATGGTATCGTCAGGTTCCTAACCGAGCTGAACGGCTATGCAACCTTATGAGGCTGCTGGCTGTTCCTTTTTAAAAACAGCGGGAGAGTGGCAGGCAACCTCTTATGTATGTTCGCCAAAACCCACCCTCCCTATGATGTGCTGTCGCTGATAGCAGAAACTACACACATCAATTCATGTTGGCTCTCTTTTGTGGTAGGGGCAGTGGGATTCGAACCCACACATACTGATACAGAGAACAGATTTCTAGCCATTTGAATTACACCCCTAATGTATTACTTTTAGGTCAGGCGGCAACGTGAAAATTATTCCGCACTTTCTGTAAAATAACGTCCAATTTCATCGACCTGAGTAACTATTGTCTTATGGTATTACCCTGACATCGCTGCTAATTGACGTTTTTCTTTGTGTTTTCGGAGTTTTTCCCTGTTCCAACGAGCTTTTGTTTCAGTTGTTGATCTGAATATCTCGGCCATTGCTACATGTGATTGCACGATTGTTTCCGTTTTATAGACAACTCCGTGCTTGTCTGCTTCTTCGGCTGCTGGATCATCTTCAAACATTTTGAGCCTCCATGTCAGGAAAATACATCGGTCTATAATCATCGTTAGGAGTTTTATAGAATTGAACCAAACATGTTACGTCATGACGATCGCCAACCCACTTCACATCTTCGATAAGTTGTTCGATAGAAGTATTCGGAGCTGTGTCCTCTCCTTCTTCATTGCACCCAAGAAGCAAAGCTGTTCCTGCTAGGGGTGATGGGTAGTTGCGGTGAATCCAGAAAAATTGATTTTCTGCATAAAGCCCCTCGTCATCGACGTAAGCTCCATCGCCATTTTTGTAGAGGCGGGCAATATCAAATGCTCTGGCTCCAATGAGATCGTAAATCTGTTTGTAATCACCGCTGTAATTAACTTCTTCAATTGATCTTCTTTGGGGCAAAATTATAAAAGCCTTCATTTTATCCTCCAATGTGAATTGTTCGTTTGGTTTGTTGTGATTAGCTTTTTCACAGCACCTCCCTGCGACCTGACCCTCAGCTCAATGACCTCTCGAGCTGGGGGTCTTTTTTATCTGTGGCAATTTTGTGTCACAGATATCGCCAGCTATTGCAGTATTGGTCAGATTATGGTTAGATATCTAGTCACTAGCCAGACTCGGCAGTGGTGGGGGGAAAGGCCGGTAATCCTTAGTCAGTAAGGGTTCCGGCTTTTCTTTTTGTTTGAAAGTCTGGAGCGGGTGAAGGGATTCGAACCCTCGACCCCAACCTTGGCAAGGTTCCATCTTGTTCGTCTAAGTCATTGTATTCATGCAACGGATATCTAAGCAAGAAGAATCTGTGGCAATTATGTGTCATGCTCCCCACCCCACCACTTCTGAGGTGGTTAGTCTAATCTGTTAATTGCGTTGGCAAGACCATCTGGATTGAGGCGTACATAACGCTCAACAGAGCTGCTGCTGCGCCAACCACCCAAAGCCATCAGTTCATAGGTATTAGCCCCTTTGAGCGCCATATTGCTGGCCCAATGTGATCGCCAGTTATGCACTCTGAAATTGGTGATCCCTGCTTTTTTAAGAGCAGTTCCGTGAGCAGTCTTAATTGGTGATCCATTTGGTTTATGGACATAGACATAAGGCTGTCCCATTTGAGTGACAAATATGTGGCCTTTCCGTTCTCTATTAATACCCCTGAGCATCGAATAGACTCTTGGGTGCATTGGAACACTTCTAAAATCACCGTTCTTAGTTTCCCAGATGTTGATTCTCCGTTTATCCAGATTGATGTCGGCCCACTGAATACGAAGGGCTTCTCCAATTCGGCAGCCTTGGAAACAGAGCGTATAAATGAGTGGTTGTATAGAGTTGTTGTAAGCACTGAGTAGTGCCTCCTGTTCATCAAAGCTAAGATATTTAGGCTTTGGCTTTAGAGTTTCTTTGATAGGAATTTTGTGGATCTGTTGGTGGGGCAGATTGTTTTTTGTGTAATTCAATATGGCAGTCAGGTTTGACCTGTATCTATTAAGAGTATCAGGCTTTCTCCTGGGAAGCTCATTAGCGCAAAATTCATTGAACATTGAGCCGTTAATAGACGACAGCTTCATGTTGCCAAAATAATCATTTAGCAACTCTATACGACTAGCATCATTCTCATGAACAGATGTTTTGTTATTGATGTATTGGATTGCAGCTTGTTCAAACGTAATGTCTGACATGCCAGCCATATCATCTTTGATCTGCTTAAGTCTTAGTTCTAGGTATGTTTCTGCATCTTTTTTGTGAGTGCAGCCCGTAGATTCTCTGATGCGTCTGGTTTCTGTAGAATTTCTGATCGAGCCTTCGATCTGCCAGAAGGGCGAGTCTTTTCGTTTTTTGAGACTGAGCATTGCCTGATCCTCCCTAAAAAATCATTCATGCAGTTTTGACTTACGAGTATCGAGCCTCCGTAAGGATAAAACTCGATGCCATGTTTTTGAAACTGCCTTTTGATTTTTCTTCTGGATTCAGGCGTCTCCTCCTGTCCTAAAAATTTAAGAGCATTTATCAGATTTGGCAGAGGCCTTACCACGGTAGCACTCCAAACAATGAATTACTTTGTCAGCATAAATCACAAAGTAAGGGGTGGTTTGACCACACCCCTCACATTGCGCTGACCTACCAACTGTATCTCTACGCTGCTTCTTTGTTCGTTTCTTGAGAGGCAATACGAGTCCTAGCATTGGTAAATGACCGTTTGATTTCTGCCTGTTCCTGTGGGTTGAGACGCTTCATAAGCTCTGTATTTGCCGTATAGATGGCGTCACAGTCCTTACTGGTTTTTGCAGATGCTAGTTTGTTGATGACAGTGTTTAGCTCCTCACCATGCTCACCCATGATGGGCAGATCTTCGCCAGCATAAATAGACAGGCCAAGGCCGTGATAAGCTAAGCATTTGACCAAAGCACGTTGATGAGCTGTGTTGACAGCAAAAGCATCTGGATGAGCCACTGCCTTGTTGTAGTTGTCAGTGACAGGGAAAACTTCTGTTTGAGCTTGTCCCTCGATTGTCACGGTGACACAGACATAGGTGTAACCTTTTGTGTCACGCATGAATGGGAGAGGGTTGTCCTGATTGTCATTGAAAACATGCTTTTCAAATGAGGCATTTGGATAGTTTTGTTTGACCAAAGCCCATGCCCATGACCATGAGACATAGCTAAACTTGCCTTTTGTCTCTATGTGCTTTGAGCAATCTACGTTGGCAAGAGTTTGGTATACGGATTTATTAGCCTGCGCCATTTTTAAGGGCCTCCTTGGATTGTTGTTCATGGATGTGATATTTGACGATCATCTCAACCGTCTGTTTGGTTGATGGATTGAATCCCAACCGTTTGTTCAAAGTGTTTCTGACTGATTGTATTTGTTCGTAACAGTCAGACGTTATTGATATTGTTTTGAACCTGATCGCTTGATCACTCATTGTCTTTGGCTTCCTTTGGTGCAATGTGACGACATGTAAGTGTGTTGGATTTTGACCTGCTGACACGGATGGTATGACCTTCCCAATTGCCAGTAAGTTCGTAGTCCATCTGCTTGCACTTCTCCGGCAACAAATCTTTGAATACAGATTTTGCATTGGATGCTTCTTCTTGGGCTTTTTTGCCTTCTATTATTGATTGCGCTCCGAGGTTGAGCTGCGTCATGGTTTGATCATCTAGGTCCATGTATTTCACATTGGTTGTGAACATTTCTGACCAGATAGGAGGAACCATGAACTCCATATTGTTTGGCTTGTTGCCGTTGATCAGCCAGTCGTAAAACAATTCAGCTTGCTTCTGGTAAGACTCCAGCCAATCGTCATCACGTTTGATCTGCCGCCATTCAAGCCTTGCCCTGACACCAAAGAATACAGGCAGCCAACAAAACTTTGTGTCAGTAACAAGCATGTGATGCTGACATTGAGGTGCGTACAGATCAGCCAATTCCTCAATGTCCATAAACCCCCAATGGGTTTTGGCCTCGATCACATGTCCTGTGCTTGTCATGGCATCTGTAGTTGAGTGCAAATAGCCTTTGTCAAACTCAATACCCCATGCAGTTGCTTTGACTTTTGCAGCTTCTGAGAACTTGTCGATGACAAAGCTCTCCATGAAAGAGCCAGCGTCAATACGCATACGGGCAGCTTTATCAAACTCAATAGGCTGTCCTCCTTGTTTTTGGAGGATTAGTTCTTCCCATGCGATTGGGTCAGATTCGTATATGGTCTTTGCATCTGACGAACCGATGTATGTTTTACGGGCTTCAAGCTGCGTCTCTGTTAATGACATAAGGCTTCTCCAAGTAGGGGATTGAATCGTCGATTGGCTCTGGTTCAGTGCGTTGATTGCTGAGCTGCCAGCTTGTCGCACTTACGTCGATAAACTTTGCTCTGTCGAATAGACTGTTGCTGCCGAACTGCTCGACTGCATCAGCAAATTCATCAGCCTTGCCCTGCTGAAGCATTGGTGCGACATGAACTGCAAGCCAGTTGTAATGTCTCTTAGTCAATCTAGGCATTGAAACCTCCTTTTGATTAGATATCTAGTCACACAGTGCAAAAAAATATTTGGCTTACCTGTTGCTAATAACTGCCATAACTCTGCCAAGAACATCTACAAGACCAATATCAAGCGTTTCGTATCTCTTGCTCGATCTTGCAATCAACATGTGTTGTTGCAGCTCGTAAACAGCAATTGAGCTTGGTGTTTTAATTAGAAGTTCATCTCCTGATTTATATTCTTTATCAGGGTCAATATGAACCATGTCACCTTTACGATAACCTGCAAGATCCATTGTGTCCCAGGAAACTGGTATAGCAAAAGCGTTCGGACCAAAGTCCCCAAAAGCCGTTGTGTGGTTTTTTGTATCCACAAGATTCCCCTTTTTGATTCCTTTCACCTGTAATGAAACAGGTTTTATTTTTATTGAATCATCAACTGAGGAAAGATTTGGGAATGTCCCGCTCACAGCAGATAATTTTGTAATTACCGTTGCCGATAAAACCCATGGCTTCTCAGCAATAAACCGTTGAAGCGTAGAAGGCGCAACTCCGGCTTTCATGGCCCACTGTCTAGCAGACCAGTTGTTCTGTCTTAGGGTAGATACTACCCACCCATGGACTACTTCTAGGGTGTCCATTGATTACTCCACTACGATAGTTGCTTTCTGTCTTTTTTGATTTCTTTTTATATTTATTAAGACATGCTGGTGGTCCGTTGGGGGGCTGACACCAGTCGGTAACACTTATACCAAAGAATCCTATCTCGTAACACATTTTATACTCCCTTTGTTAT